CCCTATCATACACAGGCACACAAACCAGACCAAACTTCTTGGATTCATCACCCAAACGAATCACCCGCCCGATAGTCTGAGAGATGCCGATGTAGTCCATGTTCCGCATAAACAGGACTGCTTCCAACCCAGACACATTGATGCCCTCAGATAGGATGCTATGGTGAATCACAACAAATCGCTTGCTGCTATCCTTGCCCCAAGCATTAAGAGTATCAAAGAACTTCTCACGATCCACCTTCTTGCCGTCAATCACAGCACCAGTCTTTGCGGTGATATACATCCAAGAGTATCCACGCTGCTCTAACTGAACACAGAAATCAGATTGAGACACAAGACCCACAATCTGTTTGGTAGCACGAGCACAAATCAAAATCTTTTTGAGATTCTGGTCGTCAATCGTCTCTATCAGATTGTCAGCATCACGCTCAAAGATTACCTGACGATCCTGAACCATAGGCAGTTGCTTGACCACAACTTTAGGTGGCAGGATATAACCTTGCTCCACCAGTTCAGGTGCAGGAACCTGACAGATTACCTGACCATATACCTCAGGCAGGTTCATGCCTGGTTTAGAAATAGAGAGCGAATGTTTCGGTGTGGCAGTAAAGAAGTAGCAACGATTCGCATTAGCAGCAAAGTGCTCAGTCGCAGGGAAAAAGTGTCGCTGAACGCTGTTGTGTGCTTCGTCAAAGTAAATCGTATCTACATCAATCTCAGCATCAACAAGACGCTGCAAAGAGTTGTAGGTAGTGAAGATAAGACAGTGCTTCTCCATATTGTTAAAAATCCATTCACCAATTTCTTCTGAATTAGTGGTGGATTCATGATGAGTTTCTCCACTATGAACATGAAGAACTGCCACATTTGTGATGTGTTCCAGAAACTCTGCAGAGAGTTGCTCCGCAAGCAAAATACGAGGAGCAACTACAACGACCAACTTGCGATTTGTGGTCCCTCCAATGCACTTACCATCATGATATTCTCTCTCAAAAATGACTTTTTTAGAGAATGATCGCAATGTATCATAAATCATCTTCAGTGTTTTGCCACCACCAGTAGGGACAATCACCTGACCTTTGGTGTGCTTCTGCATAGCAGCAACAGCACGATGTTGATGGGGACGAAGCGTAATCACTTGTTCAGGAGGTTGTTAAGGTCCATTATAGCATGAGTCATCGCAGAACGCGAATACCCTGCCGCATAAGGATAAGTTTTGATTGGATCATCACCTTGAGTGTTATCAACTTCGTGACAGACCTGCACTGCGTTCTCTAGGTCACGAATTACTCTTTTTAGCGTGTCAAGTCTTACAGTCACAGTTTCCATGATGTTGTAGGCGATTTTAGAGGGGTCTGGTGCTTCTTACACCATAGGAACGCTTTAGAGGTGAGCTATTTTAACGTGCCACCCGTGGCGGTGGAGCTGGCGGATGTGCTCTCTGAACTGCACCAAGTAGTTTGGTTCTTTCTTTTCCTTTGGGGAGAGATCCATGAACTTCTTTATACGCCGCAAGTGCTTTTTGTTTCTCTGCATTATACTTTGCTCTTAACGTATCCCTTTTTTCTTTATCTCTTTCTGCTCTTGTTTTACCTGATGGTGCTGGTTTTGGTTTCTTTTCTGCTGCTGGTTTTGCGCCAGGTTTTGCTTGAGAGAGTGCTTGAGATGGAGTTTTTGGTTGTTCTTTTCCACTCTCTCTTGCTTTACGCTCAAGAAATGCTTTACGCTGTCTTTCTTTAGCAGTCATTGCTGCACTTCCTTGAGTTCCTGCTGTTCCTGGTTTAAGTTCAGTTGATCTCGCAGGTCTCCCAGGTGCAGCAGCAGAAGATCCTTTATGCTGCCCCGCATCTTTGCGTGTTTTGTATGGTTTTGCTGGCACAGTTTTGCCTCCACCAGCAGCTTTTACTCTGCGTCTTTCAGGAGCGGTTTTTTTACGATTTCGTCCTATGCGACCACCCTCTCCAGTCTTAATAATTTGTGCTCCAGACATGAAAGAGGCATCATAAGCTTCTTCAGCAATCAACATAAACTCCTGAAAGGTTTTCATTAGTATCTAAACACTCTTTTTAGTATTTAGATTTCCTCCCCCTTTGGTTTGTAGGAACCTTTGGAAACGCGACCCTCAGCATAAAGTTGGCGGACACGTTCGCGGCGAGTTGCAATCAACAAATCATATTGTTGTTGCTGTTCTTTTGTAAAGATAAAATCTTGCTTTCGCCATGCTTGATTAAGTTCTTTGAGATGGTGAAGCACGTTAGGGATTCGTTCAGTCATGTAACCAAAATAAAGGATAAAAGGTCTGTGTGGTGAGATGAGTGGACAGTTTAGAGATCGTCACAAACAAATTCAAGATAATTGTATCCAATTAGTTTGCGTCCTTCATGAGTTTCAGTGTCAATTTTAACACCATCACTCTCAAGTTTTTCAAGACGACGATTTGTTGCGGTATTCAGTTTTGTGGTCCAATAATACTTAGTAGTCATCAGAAATCAATGTTAGAGTTAAGAAGAGTGTTGAAAGATTTGTCATCATCTTCTTCTTCCTCGAAGATGCCCTCATTCATTTCTTCAACGAAGTCAAAGGAGGAGAAATCTTCGATTTGAATGTCATCAAAGGAGTCCATGTGGTTTTGTTGCTTACAATGTAGGAACGCTTTAGAGGTGAGCTATTTTTATTTGACCAGAATCTTAGTGTCTTTTATACTTTGAACTTGTTGATCATTCCAGTGTCTTACAACTCCTGCGATGATAAAACAATTCGTAATGAGATAAGTAAGAAATATAAAAATTCTTATATGGGCAATATTATCTGCTTCTCTATCATTCTTACTTGCTTTTTCTCCCAGTGCTTTAGCAAGTAAGCGGAATAGAGTCTGTTTCCTCTTCATACACGGATTCTCTTGTTTTGACATACTCTAACTCCTTCCACTGACTTGCATAACAAACTACAAGCAATCTATTGTTTTTATGTAAAGAACAACACTCATAGTTAGTCTTATCTTTTGGGCTCACTGCGGTTTCAATCGTAATATATTCCTCTCCCTTAAAATATACCCAACCTTCAATGTTTTTAGTCAAATCCCAAATTACATAATCATTGACTTTTGGCACATAAGTCATACAAAAGCACTCTCCAAAGGTGTTTGTTTGAGTGGCATCGCTGTGTAGTTTCGGGTGTTTCTAAACTCCACAGGTTTGCCAATTTCCTTACTATTTACTGGTGCATAAAACTGACACTTTTTATAGTCATAAAAACCCCAGATACAACGAACTGGTTTACCTAGATTGTAATCAAACTCTCGATCATAGCAAGACCAAATAGAAAACACATTGCGTCCGTGCTCTTCTACTTCATAATGCATACCTTTCGGTGGTTGATGCTTAAACTGTGGAATCAGTTTAGTAGTCATCGCCATACTTCAGTCCCGACTCAGCGTTCATCAATTCAACAGTTGTTTGGAATCCTTTCTCAACGGTGAGGTCATGGGTTTTTCCAATGTCATACACTGCTGCAATGTCGTAGACGGGCGCGGTAATCCAAGAAAATCCCTTGCCGAATGTATTATCAGGATTGACGACATACCAATGACAAGCAGTGTCAGGTACGGCAACCGAACATTTTTTCCAATCATTATCCCATTGTGGAACTTGAACAAATTGTAGCACAGCAAATAGAACTGCAAAAAGACTTGTAAACATTTTAGGTAGTAAAAGACTCAACAACACCAGAATCTATATATCCTGCAAGTGGAAATGTTTGTGAGTTAATCACATTTTCTTTCAGGTCACTATAGTATTTTTCATAGAAACCACCGCTATCTTCAGCAGTAATCAAATCAAAACATTCATCATCATCTTCGGCAATCACATTCCAAACTCCACCATATTCGCTGGAGGGAAATGGAACATAGTGCTGAACGATGTAAAGAAACTTCTGTGTCATTTGTCTTCGTGAATTACCTTATCATTGTAGTAGTTTTCGTCGCCTTCGTCAAGATGCGAGTCAGCAGCGACTAAAAATGCAAAACCGATTGTGAGTAAGGAACC